GCATATTTTTTGGAACCAATGATCTGCTCTTTGGTATAAGTAACTTTATTAACTGCTTCTGCCACTGTTTACCTCTCCTTTCACTTCGCATTCTTCCATATACGCATCTTTCTGGCTCTGCCCCAGGAATAACGTATATTCTGCCGTTGCCGACATCACATCGTCCGATATGTCCTTACATTCGATCGTACCGCGCACCATTTTACCTTCTACCTCTATGAGGTCCAGGCACTCGCTCAACCGTTCGTAAACGGTATTGATCTCTTTCTTTGGCTCGTCACTTTCCGGAAAATACTGCACGATAAAAAGCAATGTGGCTTTTCTGCGGCCGGTAAGCCCTCGCGGCACATCCGGATTGATGCAGCGCACAAAAAATGCAGGCTCTTCCATGTCCTGCATCGATGCTTCTGTATGGATTTCATAGTCATCGCCAAATGCGGCATATAAGGCATCTGTGATGCCCTTTAAAACTTCGTTGATCATGCAAACACCTCATTCAACCATGCCGTCAGTTTCTTCTCGAGGATTCCCGGTGCTGCCTTGCGAATTTCATTTGTGGAATATGTGAGCATAAGCTGTCCCGGCACCCAGCCTTTTTTTAGACACTTCCCGATAGCCGGAACATACCTCCCTGGTGTCTGGCGATGTCCAAACTCTACGTAGCTGGCATATTTCACGTCATTTCGCACCTCAATTACATAGGTGTCTCCAAAATGATTTATCTTCAAGCTGTCCACGAAATCCATTACATTATTTGTTTCCATTCCCTCTGCACCGCTTCCGGCTTTATGGGTTGTCCATCCTCGGCGCAGAATCCCGCCCTGTTTTTCTGACATAACAAGGAACTTCTGCTGACCGTCATCCTCCACATCATAGGAATCCGAGTAATCCCCTACCGGAGTACGCTTAATAACCTTTGCCAGCAATCGTGCTGCCAACTCCTTGGCACAGGCTTCCATGAACGCTCTCTGCTGTTCCTCATCGGCAACTTTCTGAACTCTATCCCGGAACTCCTCCAATTGTTTCAGATCAACCTTTGTATTTCCCATCAAGCCCACTCCTTAAATAAATCCAGCATAATTTCCTGATGCGTCGGGTGCATCCCCGGAACGCCGCTCCTGGTGTACTCCGTGGAATTGCCACAGTGTGTCACGATGATCTTGGAACCGCTCTTGATTTCCACCTCCGGCGCAACAAACAGCTTTACCGCCTGCGCTACCGGAGATGCCGCATCGGTCTTTTCTGCCTGTGTGATCGTCTCAAACGACAGCCTGCACGGCTGATTTTCCAAGACCACGGTGTCCGTGTATGTCACAACGCCCTTTTCCTTGGTCTTACGGTGTTCCACAATTGTGCAGGTATCTTCATACATGGCTTCAATTGCCATTCTGACCATATCCATCAAAACACCACCTTCCGGTAACGGTTCAGCACCGGCTTGTAATTCTTCATAAGGCTTTCCGAGAACTCCGCCGCGGAAGTCTTAAAAGATGTTGTTGTATCGCCGATCTGCACCGAAGAAACCGTCTGTGGTATATTGGTGCTCCCCATATGCTCATTCCGGTAAATATCCATCGCCATGCGCAGTACCGTGGTTTCCAGTCCTGCCGGAATCTCGTCGATATGGCAGTAGTTTTTTACCGTATCCTCTGCATTTTCAAGCGCAAACTCCAAGTGGACTTTCACTGTCTCATCCGGGTCGCTTATCCCGAGAAGCGCCGACAGCCTTTCGACTGTCAGCTTGCTTTCCTCTGCCATACCGCGCCTCCTAACCGATCTTATGCTTGATTGCTACAATTCTAAGCTGCTTCGGCTCATATACCGGTTTCCAGTTCTCTGCCTTGGCAAGTTCTGCACGAAGCGGTGTCTCTACATGCTCACGAACAGCTCCGGTGTATGCAATTCCTCTCGGATGCAGGATAAACGCCTTACGGTTGATAAGATAATCGATACCGCCGCCGGTCTGCTTATCACGGTCAACCTCTGTTGAAACAAATCCGGTCGGAGAACCATTGCCGTAAGCTACCGCACCATTGCCAAACAAGTATGTCGTATACACGCCACCGGAAGTTACCGGACAGCCATCATCCACGGTCACGCGTCTACCCTGATAGGTGTCAAACTCAACATCCGTAGAATCACGCTCTGTCTCGATCAGATTCAGCTTTTTCAGATAAGACTTTGTCGCCGAGTGCATCGCTACGCCGGATAACTGCGCCTGCGCGTCGCCGAGCAGCTGGCATGCGTCAATAAACGCAGATGCGCTGATCTGCTTTGCCGCATCCGTTTTTCCGGTGGTAAGGTCAAGAATATGATCTGCCATTCTGGTTTCTGCCGCCGGTGTTCCCTCTGCCCCCGCAGTAGTGGTGCCGAACACTCCAGCAAGGATTGAGATAAGCTCCTTCTGCATATCTCTTGCCCAGTAGGATGACACCAGATCACCGATGGCTTTCATCGGATCAGCTCCGGCCAGTGCTGCAGAAAGATTACTTGCTCCCCACATATTCTGTCTGTAGATCGTGGTGGATACGTCCTTGTTGGAACCGATCTTCTTTGCGGTCATCTTCACATCCTCAAGGATTGCCTCGGACTCACCCTGTAAATCCTCGAAGAACGGCATATTGTGTGTTCTGGCTGCCTCGCTTGCCAGTGCATCAAATTCCGGGCTGTTTACCACGATTCCGCTCTGGAAGAACGCGGACAGCTCCATCGTTCTGTTGATTACATACCGGTTAAAAAGCTCCGGTACAATTACGTCTGCAATCTTTGTAATTGCCATAAATAGTTACCTCTCTTTCTTACAGTGTTACTCCGGCCGCTGCGGCAAGTTCTTTTGCCTGCGCCGGGTTTTCTTTTAACATACGTCCCTGTTCGGTCAGATTAAAAGTGTCTTTTGCGAATGGATTCGTTACACCGCCTGCACCGCCATTCTTCGGGTTGTACGGCGGTTTGGTCTGCTCCTGCTTGAACAGGTGAGCCATCGCCGCATCATCTTTGTATGGCTTCACAACCTCTTCCACGCCGATCGGCTTTCCTTCCTTGTCGAAGTTGAACTTCTCAAGGCCACCGGCTTTGTAGATCAGATAATCCGGATCAAGTACGCCCTGCTTTGTGAGGGAATCTTTCAGCGCATAGGTCTTTGCAATCTCCTCGCTTGCAGTCTGCTGTTTTTTAAGTTCTCCCCGCAGATTGGCAATAGTGGTCTGTAACGTCTCGTTATTGGCATTATTTTTCTTTAAATCTCCGATAGTTGTGTTGAGTGTCTTAATCTGACCGGCAAGATTCTCTTTTTCTGCCACGGCGGTATCATACTTGCCTTTGTCAACATACTGACCAGATCCAAGGTCTGCAAGCTTTACCTGCTTATCCTTATTCTCCGGCTTTCCGTTATAGGCATTGACGGTATCTGACACCTGCTTATAGAGATCCTCGCCTAAAATGTCTTTTAAAAATTCCATAGTTTCCTTTCCTGCACCGTTTTTAAGCGTGGTGTCTCCACAAGCAGTATGCAGTTTTGATGCCATGCATAAGGGCAAATTGCCGCAGTTTAAACGTCATAAGGCTTTCGGACAATATAAAAACAGGACTGCCGGAGGAACTTACTTGGCGTCACCTCTACGCCGTTCGGTTCATAAATTTCCGGTTGTCCTGTTATTATTAAAATACTTCTGCTTTGCTCTGTGTTTTCGTATCTGGTGGATGTTCCTCCGTACTACTTAGCATTTTATCAAGCTCTACCACGCGCTTACTAAGAGCCAGAAATGTTTCTATGTTTTCAATTCCGCACTTTTTCTGCAACTCCAAGCACAGTATAATCTGGTTCTCTATTATTTCTCGATTCATCATTCCTCCTTCTGATTTTGGGTATAAAAATACCACCTAACCGTTATTGGCTGGTGGTATTATTCTGCGTCTTCCCAACTATTCATTTTTTCACACCGTTTTTTTTCCTTTTCAATGTCCTTTTCCAGTTCTTCAAGAGTTCGTTCCGTATCTTGCACCGGACCATCGTAATATTTCTTGCTCATTATAATTTTCTCCACTTTATTCCGTAGTCCATTTCAAACTGCTCTAACGCTTTTGTATTTGCTTCTATGCCTTTATTATATCCACTTTTTCTGTATTTTTCAACAGTCTCATCAAATAATCTTTGGGAAAACGGCTTGTCGCCAACCTCATATACATATACATCTCCATTATGACATACAACAATTCCCTTTCTGTATCCCCTATAACCCGCTGACGCAAAATCTGCTCCAGTCGGAGGAATATTTGTTCCATGATTATGTATACTTATAAGTGTTCCTCTTGGTTCTATTTCTACCGCATCTCTCAGGCTTTTATTATACTCAACTATATTATCTTCTTTTGCAGCAACGCTTTTCCCTTTTATCTTTCCATCGATGACACTAATTAAATACATATCTTCTTTATTAGTTCCGTTTCGATGTACTAAAATGTCGCGTGCTTTCTGCCATATTGTCTTCTGAGTATTTTCATTCTCATCAAGATTCTCAAACTTCTTTCTATACTCCGTGCTCTTTACAAAACCTACATCAACCTTATTGTCATACGTCTTTTGTGAATACTTGCCGCTAATTCCTTTCTCTGTATTACCATCCGCAAACGATTTCTTCCACTCCTTATACGTCGTATTCTCCGGCACATAATACTTCTTGCCATCTGCCCCGCGCGCAACTCTTTCCCCCGTGGTAAATTCATCGTTGAAATACGGGCAGGTGCATCCCCGGCAATTCGGATGGAACGGTGGCACGGTAACACCAATCTTATAATCTTTCATCGGAAAGTGTTTCCCGTCCATCTCCCCGCAGGTGGGGCAAGTGTGGCTGTCCAATGTCTCTACCACCTCGAACTCCTCCACCCCAAGATCAGAAAAGCACGTTTCCTGTGCCTTTGCAGAAAAAGCCGCTGATTCCGTCTGAACGATTCGCGCCGCCTGTGATCTGCTCACTTTCATGTTCTGGGATATTTCCCGTATAGCTCGATCCAGCGATTCTCCGGTGATGCACATCCGCGTCAAGGAATCGTGCATATTGTTAATCAGCTTCGTTTTATCCGTCCAAATGCGGTCCGAGAAGTTGCGTCCATCCACCGCCCAGGGCTTATGTATGATGTCATTAACCTTTTCCGGATTAAAGCTCTGCATCTGCCAGCCAACACCGATACCTCGCTGCACTTCGTATGCAGTATGGTAATACCCGGATGTATACAGATTTGTGATATGTTCATCGATGGAATCATGATAATTTCCGTACAGCTTTTCAATCTCCTGCTGTGTCTGCACCTTGAGAGCTTCCAATCTGCTGGTATGCACCTTTGCGGATGCGTTCTCAAGCTGTTTTGCCCACTGCTGATTTATGCCATTCTCGCGCCCGTATTTAATATAATCCTGCACATCCCACCGGAACTCTTCCAGTTCTTCACTGTTAAGCAAACGTCTGGCTTCCACCATTGAAATACCGTTGTTGGCAGCAAACCGCTGATACCAGGCGTTAATCTTCCCGTCAAGCGCCTGCTCTGCCCGCCGGAACTCCTGCTCAATCTCCTGCACGGTCTGAACGGACGTATCATGCTGTGATTCTTCCAACTGCCGGAAGCGCTCCTGCCAGTATTCACTTGTCCGTTCTCCCATGCAATCACCTCATTTCACTGCTCGGCATCTGCTTTCTCATTGCTATCTGTTTCAGTGCTATTTTTAGATGCATCAAAAGCACCGGCGTAAGCATCTGCTTTCTCCTGTGCTTCCTGTGCCTCTTTCTCCAACTGCTTCAGCTCCGCATCCGCATCTTCGACAAGCGGATGATTTTTGAGAATCGTCTTTTTACTGACAATTCCAACCGAATCCTTGCAAATCTGTGCCTGCTCCGTGTCATTTTTTACACAAGTGCGGGTCCACGTCTGGATGATTTTCTTGCAATCAATTCCCTCATGGCGGCATATCGCTCTTACCAGACGGGCGAACCCAAGCTGGAACTCCGTCTCCGTCAGCCCGGCTTTCATTTCAAGCAACGAATACATGAATTTAAGCGCTTCTCCGCTCTGATTTCCGAAGTTCTCCGGCTGTGGGTCAAATCCCTGCCCCTGTTCAAAAATAGCCTTTCTGGTGACTTCCAGCGCACTGTTACGGGCTTCTATCGGAATCTCAATGCTGAGCGTGCTCACTCCCGGGTTACTGCCCTCGTCCCCATCTACCTTGATGGTCTTATATTTTTTCAAATCTGACAGAAACGTGTTAAGGTCCGTGCCGCCATACCCAGACAGAACAATTATCATCTGCTGAATATCATCCAAATCGTTAACAAAGCCGCTGTAGACATTGTCGTATACGTCTATCAGCGGCTTGATATTTTTCAAATCATTCGTATTGGTGTTATTGTTCGGGAATGGAATAAACGGCACCTCTCCGAATTCATGCCGATATTCTGCGGTAAAATCGCCAGTATCCGGCACCATGAACGTATTGTAGTAGAACAGCCCATCATCCAAGGTATCGCCGTTCTTCCGTCGGAATGACCAGCAGCTTTCCTTATCCCAATACTCATAAATTGCATAGGTATCTCCTGTTTCCTCGTCGATTTCATCGTACATACGGAGAACACCTAGCAACTTCTTTTTCAGATTGTGGGATTCGATCGGGATAATCTGCTTGCTGTCAACTACCGCCCACTGGAATGTTCCATCTTCATCCTCCCAGTAATGAATCCATCCCACCGACGCATTGGCAGCATTTATGCACAGCTCCATGCAGTTTTTCCGGTATTCATCACCGAGTACTTCTGTCACGACTTCATTTCCATGCTCATTGCCGATATCGAAGAGCGGTGGTGCTGTGAACATATACGCGGCTTTCTGGTTTACGATGAGTCCGTGAAAGTTCCGGGGAATCCGGTTATCTGCATTACGCAGAGGGTTATCAGAATCCTCTTTCTTTTTCTCGTCTTCGGACTTGACTTTCACCAGAATATCCGTTTCATTCCGGTAGTACCGCTCCGCCTGCATCGCCCGCAAGGAAAATCGTGTATGCCCAGGTTCGTATTTTCTTATGAGTTTTTTCATTACCTCAAGTTCCATGTTCTCACCTCTATTTTAAAATGCTGATGCCGCCCGGCTTGCGAATAATCGTATAACAGAAATACCGAAGAGCATCCATCGCATGATCGTGCAGCTTTACCGGTTTATCCTCGCCACGCTCAGATGCTTTCTGGTCCCAGATATATGACCCAAACTCTTTTATAGTGTTTGGGCACTGGTCACTAATAGCTATCAGATCCTGGTTTAACAATGATGCTACAAACCGGATACCATCAAGCACATCATTTTTCGCCTTTTTTATGGTATAGCCACGTTTTTTCAACTCGGCTATAAAGGATGCTGCCGACGGGTCAATGATTATTTTGACAGGCTTAATCCCAGCAAGCCATCGCTCCAAGTCATCTGCATATTCTGTGTCTGTTTTCTGTCGTTCCTCATCACGACCGGAATAATAGTACTCCCGGCAACACACCCACCGTCCGGAACGCTCTTTGCACCACAGCAGGAATACCGTGGCATTTTGCGTACCATAATCGCAGGATACATAGTAATTCGTATTGACCAGATCTGACAGATTCGATATCACATGCTTGGCAGTGTCGAACATATCGTAGATAATGCCCTCTGCCATCGCCCACAAGCCACGGATATACCGCCGGTAGAATACACCTGTATACATACTGCGGTATCTTTCCTTGATTTTCTCCGACAGAGATAAATTATCATCCATCGTAAAATGCAGATATAAAATCTCTTTTAATCCCGGATCCCGGTTCTCTGCTGCAGCTTTTTCTCTTATCTCCTGTGTTTTCTTTTTCCCCAGATATCCAGTTGCTTTGTCAATCCATCCCGTCTTGAACCAATGATACGGTCCGTCCGGGTTACAGTTGAACCAATACTTCGATCCCTCAACAGAGCATCGTCCGGTTGCCTGGTTCACGAAGCTTTCCGGCATCAGCGCCACTTCATCAAAAAAGACCCCAGCCAAGGTAATACCTTGGATAAGGTCTTGTGAACGCTCATCTTTGCCGCCAAATATATAAAAGTAATTGGTCGTCTCTCCTCTTGTCACAACGACCAGATTGTCAGCTCTATGGTCTGCTACAGTATAGCCGCGGCTCCGTAACATCACTTCAAGCCAGAACAGTACGTTACGCCGGAAAGAGCCGATTGTCTTTCCGCACATACCAAAGTTCTGACCGTTAAATTGTGTCATCGCCCACATCACAAAGGACAACGACATACATACCGTTTTACCGGAACGGATTGCCCCATCGGCAATGATGCCATCCATATCCTTAACTGGTGATGTATCGCACCACCAATTTAATACCATGCGCTGTTTCTTAGAAAAGGGCTTGAATTTGAATGTCTGCTTAATTTTCTTCATCCATCCAATCCTCCGCGGCACTTCCCTGCAGCGCTTCTAAGAATCCGTCATCCGCAGTCTCTTCCTCATCGTCTGTCTGCACCTTGGCTTTTAGCAATGCTGTTTCAGCACTCTGTTTTTCAAGTGTTGCCGGTATCATATAAATTTCCTTAAGATTCTTTAACGCTCCGGTCACTTGGGATAACCCCAATCTATCAATGGGACCGCTTGCAATGTTGATGCGCTCCGTCTCATCTATGATTTCCTTGGTAGGCTTCCCGATGGCTGTATTATCTTTATATTCAACCGTCTTGACCTTTTTCTTGTCTCGCACAACATACTGTTCCAGTTCGCCTAGTGCCTGTTCTGCTTTCTCTGCCGCCTTATCTGCAATGGATAAAAGGCGTACTATCCTGTCTGCATCCGCATCAGAAGATTTTTCCTTTGCTTTTTGGCACGTATCAAGAACGTACTCAGTTCTTTTTCTTACCCAGCCGTCTTTTGCGCACCTGTCCTTTAATGTTTTAATCGGGATATCGTACTTATCTGCTAAATCCTCTAAACTGCAAGGCTTTCTGCTTATGTCGGTCACATATTCATGTTCTATCTCTATCCACGATGCATCATTAGTTTGTGTTGCAATCTTTTTCGCAACGTTGCATTTCTTTTTCTCTTTCTTTCGCAACGTTGCATTGCCGTCATCATCCCACTTATACCGGTTCTTCCAGCTCCGCACAGTTCCCTCTGCTATCCCGAGCTGGTTTGCAATCTCTATTAGCTTAAGCCCTTGCTTATACATTTCAAAGGCTTTGTCCGCTCTCGCATCTTTTGCCTTTGGCAAGGACCATCACCTACCTTTTCTTTACATACAAAAAAGCACCCGTCATTAAACGGGCGCCTTCTCTGGGTTGGGGGAGTTGCAAAAAGCAAATGGCTCTTGGCTCTCTTAATTCACTTCTTGCAGTTTATACTATAGCATTTTAAAAACGAAAAATCCGAAAAAAACGAAATTACTTTTATGCTACTCTCATAAAATTATTAAACTCCATTCTTATGCTATCACCGGTTGCTTTTCTGCCTATCCTGTCTGCCACTCTCTCCCAGCTCATTCCCTCAAAGAACTTATAACGGATAATTCTCTGCATCCGTACCGGTATGTCGTTCATCCACTGCTCCACCTGCAGTTTGATCTCTTCCGACTGGGCTTTTCTTTCTTCCAGCAGTTTCTCTTCTATACGCAACTGCGCATCATCCGTGTATGTGAACGATGTTCCTTCAATCTTGAAATGTGTCTCTGCGTATGGAAAATCATTCATCGAACCTTTTACACTTCCTGTCACAATCGTTTGCCGCTTACGCTGCAATCTCTTAATATCCTGCTCCGTCTCCCGGATCATCTCACATGCATCTACATACTGCTCCAATATTTTCTTATCTACTCCCACCGTATTCTCCCCTTTCTGGTATTATCACTGCAATGTTTCTGATAATATCATACAATAGGTTGGGAGTGGATTTGTGCCAAATTCATAAAAATAAATTCGTCTCTATTTCTGTAAAGCATTGATCTTTTTTATAAAAAATTTGTTAAGTATATCATATATTCCCATACAATTATCCGCCGCATAACATATAATTTTTTTATCATCATCCAGCGCTTCATTTAACCCATTTATATACGAATTTATATATTCATCTATCTCCCAGTCTATTCCATTTATCAGTAACGTTATTCTTTTTTCCCCGCTCTTTATTACGTTGTCTCCGCAATTTGCTCCGCATGCCAATGCAAGTTTATACATCACAGCTCTATTAAAGTTTTGAACTTGCTCTACCATTCTCTCTAAATCACTTCTTATTTGAAATATATTTTTATACTCGTTGATTTCTGTCCTTATATTATAAATATTATCTTTGCACCAATCTATGAAGTCAGCTACTCCATAATAATTTGTTCTCCAAACTATCGGCTCATATAATTGGGCACGATAAGAAGCATTAAATTCCTTAAAAAACATCATTCCTATTATTCTTTCATTCTCTTCCTTAATGCTATTTGTTGTCCTTGTAAAAAAAGAATCATAGTGCGCATCTTTCAAATGTTGAAATTCATGATAAATTATGTTTTTAACATATAAGTCTAATTTTCCATTATCTAATACAATTCTATTATAGTTTAAAACAATGCAATATTTGTTGTTCTTTAATTTAGCAAGTGTACCATTTGCCTCTTCGTTAAGTTGCACATCTAGTTTTTCTCCAACAAGCAGAACCTCATCCGTCAATATAACATCCTGCAACTTCTCTAAGTAGTCACTAAAAATCGTATTTCCAATAAAATTAACCTCTTTTGTAAGTAATTCAATATTTTTATCAATAAGATTATCAAGTTTATGATTTACCAAATTATTCTTTATATGGATTTGACGTTTCATTGACGTTCCCCCGATCAACTATTTTTAAGATATTGTATCATTTTTCTCTCTACCACACCATCCTCAACTGCCCATTCTTCTCTTCCACCAGATGCACCATCCTCTGCCGCATCAACCTCTTTGCTGTACCTTTTTTTCTGTAAAAATGTCTCCTACTGATAGGGATAACGCCGTGGTGTGCTTCCAGCATATCGTAACTGGTGCCGCGCACGATGGATTCCGTCAGTTCCGCAGCAATGAAGCTGTCCACGCTCTGGCAGATTTCAAATATTTCTTTTTCATCCACGCACATTCCCCCTTTAAAACTTTCTTTTCCTATTTTTCTCCCTGCCAGATCTTCGGTGTGCCGTCCATCATTGCCACATATTTTCCGTAACTCATCCCGACTTTCCTTGCCTTCTCCAATACATCATTCAGATTGCCGTTGTTGTGCGTCTTTTCTCTCTGCTCTCTACGTTTCTCCCTGTTATATGCGTTTCTACAATCTTTCCCACAGGTAAGTGCTCTGCCGCAGATAGTTTCAAAGGACTTTCCACAGATGATGCACTTTTTGGTGTACACTTTATCGTTGAGCATTTTGCTTTCCTCTCTTTCTGACATTTACTATGTCACTGCATCCGGCGATCAAGAGTGTTGCTGTTAAAATTGCTGCTAAAATTTTCTTTTTCATAACTGCTCCTTTTCTCTGCTCTCTTCTTCCTCGATTGCCTTATAAAACTCGCTCGCTTTAATTTCTGTCATAAAATCGAGTAGCTTTACTTCTACATTCTCCGCCGAACCATATAAAACATCACCGATCATAAAGCACCTTGTGCTATATTTCCCACAAAATCTCATTCCGTAGCAGAAGTAATCCGGTTTTTTCGGCTTTGGTACCGTCTTTGCAATCTCAAGCCAGTCCTTGGTAATCTGACAGTTTGCTCTGAAACGTCTAACACCGTTTTCGTAATATAATTTATTTTTTGTAAACATACCCTGAAATTTCTGCAAATCATTTTTAGTTGGAATAATTATTACCGCTCTATCGTCTGGAATATATTGCGTCGACTCAATCCCGTGTTCCTCCGAAAATTTCTTAAATGCCTGCGCATTCGCTTTTACATTTTTCTGATACTGTACATATGCTTTATAAAAATCACTGTCTTTGTTAATTGTAAAAAATTTCTCCATCTATTTATCCTCTCTTTCCGCCCCGCCGCATTACTGCTGGCGGAGCTATAGCTGTTTGACCTCATGTAAACCGGAGCTGTCCGGCCTGCTACTCTACATAAAGTCAAATAAATTCGTTTGCGCTTCATGCTGTTTCAAGCGTTTCTTTGACAAATCATAATAATATTTGTCCTTTTCAAATCCCACGTATTGCAATCCGGCATCATGCGCAGCCATAAGGCTGCTTGCACTTCCTACGTGTGTATCAAGAAATTTCATACCGCGCTCTGCATATCTGCTAAATATCCAATCGTATAATGCTTTTGGCTTCTGTGTAGCGTGCAATCTATCTTTTTCATTTGACATTCCTACCCATTCTTTAGCAGTTCCGTCAAGATTAGTCCAAGCATACTCGCACATTGAAAAACTTACATTTTCTGATATTTGTGGTTTTCTCCAGACAAGAAAACATTTTGTTGGTGGAAGATAAAAGTAGTTACCCCCCCAAATAATTTGCTTCTTACTTACTCTGAACAGTTCGTCAAAGTACTTTTCATCCGGTATTTCGCTATCCCAATATGCTTTTGGATAAGCAGACTTCTTGTCTCCTTTTCGTCTTCCTATGTTGCAGTTAATATTTATTCCATATGGAGGATCTACAACGGCAATATCGAAATACTTATCTGGGAATTCCTTCATACCATCCATACAATCCATGTTGTAATAACCGAAATCCATCATGGCATCACCTCCGGAAAGTCTTCAAATCCCATCTGTTCATCTTTTTCAAAGACAAGCATTTCTCCCTTGGCTCTCTGATAAAAATTGCGATCAATTTCAAATCCGAAAGCATTTCTCCCTATCTCAGCTGCCGCGCGCAATGTACTACCGCTTCCGCAACACGGATCAATAACCACGTCGCCCGGGTCCGTAAAAATCTCAATCAGTTTTTTCAGTACCACAACCGGTTTCTGCGCTGGATGTATCTTCGGAATGTCCTTTCCGTCCTTTTCCCAGGTAAACCGGTTGAAGATCATATGCCCCGTACCTCTGATGGTTTTCCCATCTTCATCAAATTTTGCCCCATTTCTGAACTTTGGCAACTTGTCCCGATACAGTACCAGAGCATACTCTGTAGCTCCTACAACACGCATATTTGCTTTAAGAACCTGCGGGCTGTAATTTTTTACAAATACAAGCGGTATGTAATGCTCAAATCCATGCTTCTTTGCCGCCGCAATCAATGTCTGCATCTGCTCAAAGGCGCAGAACACGATCATGCACGGCGCGTCAGAACTTCGCCCTCTAGTTCCGGCTTTCTTCGGTTCTTTCTTAAGCATCTTGCTGCAGAAATGGAAATATTCATACAGGTTGAAGTTAAAATCTGAATTGAACGCCGCTTTACCCACAAGCTTACTCTCTCCGTTTTTATTGTCTCCACCGTTGTACCACATCGGATTGCTGCCGTAGAAATTCTTCCCTACGTTGTAAGGCACATCGGCAATAATAAGCTGTGCCGACGGTATCGCGTACTTTTTGTAATTCTGCATAGAATCTCTGTAAATTTCACATTTTGTTTTCATTTTCTTTTTAGGAACCCGGCGCGCCTTTTATCCGGATAGGTCCCGGCTCCTTTCATATCAATTTTTCTAATTTCGGAATGATCTCTTCCGTCTTTATGTAACGCTGATAATACTGGTTTATAAGCTCTTCAATATGATGCGTTAGTGTGTCTACTTTTTCCTGTAGCGCATCCCGCTCCTCTTCGCATTCTTCCCGTTCAGCTTGGACGGCATCAATGTCTCCCACCTCATCTTCAAGAATGTCATACGCTGTTTGCAGTTCATCATATTCAGCCTGTAACTCCTCATATTCCTGTCGCAGTCCGCCATCAAACCCATTCTCAAAGGCTTTCCGAACAGCTTCGTAGACTTCTGGTTCCATGTAATCACGGAAATCATCCACCCTTGTGATATAGGCAACCTGCCCTTTATACTCAAATCCAATCATTTTTCTCAAGGAGCCGATGCGCATCTTCCCGGGAAGCTCGCACTCCTTTCTGATTTATTTTTTCTTACCTCTGGTCTTAAACTTATACACATCGTTTCTCTGCCGGCTTACCGCACTCCGGTAGCCGTTTAATTTACTTGCTCTGCTTTTGCTCATATCTGCTCAAGTTCCCTTTCTTTCTCGTCCACATACTCTTCAATGGTCTTTACGATTCTTTCTTGTAAATCTTCTGGGATTTCATAATCGTATGACTCACCAAGATAGGAATGAATATGTAACAAGAAGCTTTGTTTGATTGTCTTTATTCTAAAGTGATGCTTTGATACACTTTTTCCACGATACCTCTCTCCGCACCAAAAAAGAAAAACTTTAACTGGTTCAAGTCGGTTCATCTTTGCTTTGTATTCTTCATACTGTTGTACCGTCATCTTTTCCTCCTAAAATCTCATCCAAGCAGGCATTCCAACCCACCCGACGTATTGATGTGCTGAGATCTTCATAACCAGATTTCAACTCTGGTATCTTCTCTGGCAACTCTCGTAGGGGACAAAATTCGGGTCTGCATGTTATATAATCTGTTACGTCCTCTCCGATTCCCGGTACTCCACAATACAATGTTTTTTCTCCGTATCTTGTCGGTTGCCCATCATCTACAAAATCGCACATATCACATGATTCCGGCATATCCATAATCAATACTGCTTTAGGCATTTTCTATTCCTCCTTATTCTGCTATTCAGTGGCATAACTCAATTCGGATTCCAGATATTCTGTCAATTCCTCCACCGTCTCAACGTTTTCTCCTGCGCGTATTTCTGCAACCAACCACTCAATGCTTTCAAATTTACTTATTACTTTTGCTAATTCTTCCATGATTATTTTTCCTTTCTGTCATTTAATTAACTTTCGTTTCCGGCTTCTCACACCGCTCAAATTCGATAACCCACACGTAGGGATTCGCGTTCCAACCGTAGCGGTCAATGTCGGATTTCTTGATGGTTGATTCCCACAGCCAAGCAAATTGCTCCTTTGCAATCCCGTACTCTGTGTCTACTTCTGTTCCATAATTTTTTTCACCGTATCCGATATCATCATAGAAAAGGTTTCCAACACCTTCGCTTTCTGCCCCCTTTGGTGTTATATCCTGCAACCGCTCCACTCTCACATCCGTAACCTTAAGCCAGATACGCGCGGCTTCTTTCGGCATGTGGATGGATGGTTTCCATTTTGTAATATCTGCGATGACATTTTTCTGCCAATCTTCGTAGTAATAATACCCATTTGGTGCCTTTTTCCATGTTTCCCGGACATACAGGATATTGCCCGGCTCGCAAGGCAACTTAAAGAATTTCTCTCCATACCCATCTGCAAATGTACCTCTACACGATATGTACCCTTTAGGTGTAAAAGCGGTATATCCCCATACTGCATCATTAGGAATAAAGCCTTTTACAATTCTTCTCGTTGCATCTTTTCTCCCGTCCAGAATTGCCCGAACCATCTCGGTATTGAACAAAATTGGTTTAACTGCCATCTACTCCACCACCTTTCTTCTCGTTTCTGCCCTGTGCTTTGCATCATACCTGTTGTGGCAAAGCTGGCATAACGCTCTGAGATTACTGTAATCGCAATTTTCCGGTGTATGGTCTAAATGCGCTATTGTCAAGACAACTTTTGAGCCGTTTTCGCGGATAGAATAATTCTCAATTCCGCAAAATTCGCATTTATTATCTGCCCGTTTAAGGATATCTTTTCGTATGTCTTTCCAGTTTGCCGGATATCTTTTTCGATTTTCTGGTTTAATCGGCATCTACACCACCACCTTTCACAATCTCGATTGCTTCATCCGTAAGCATTTCTTCCGGCTTTCCATGCAACCGTACACCAGAATTATATTCTTCGCTTCTTTCTTCCAACTGCTCCACAACCGCATCCACATCGTAGGCGGTCTGAATTTCGTCGACCTTATCCATCAACGTACCCATTTTCCAAAAGCTATTTATAACATCTTTTTCCTTCTCAAATGTATCAGAAATCATCTTCTTTACATCATCCTCATCAATCAGCCTTCCCATTTCTTCCTCCTGTCCGCATTAAAATACAATCTCCGACATAAAAAAATTGCAAACATCAAATATGACGCATCATCAATTTCAACTCCATTTCCCCAAGCTAAAAACAGAACTATGAACCATATCGCACTCATTCTTCATCACTCCAATCTAATTTCTGACCACAATGTTTGCAATATGGCATGTTCCATGCTATCAGACTCCTAATAACATTCATTTCTCCAAAAAAGTGCTTACAGTTAGGGCAAGATGCCTGTCCATTAAATATTTCTATTTTCTTTGCCGTCTGCTTCTCTCTGGATTTCAGAATGCTGTCAAGTGTAAATCCCTGCTTTATGCATTCATCCTCAAACTTCATATAATTTTCCATATCATCTGGTGTTATATTACGTTCAACCATAGCTTTGCAGATTTCCAATGATTTACGGCATTCTTCCGGTGTGCCGATTGTGCGGTACTGTTTTAACTCTTCCAAGGCCTTGATGATCGTATTTCCAATATCCGAACCAGGAAGAATTTCCAACATGCTCTTTTGCCTTTTAGAGTTTTTCAAATATCCAAGGGCTTCATTCTCCGTCATACTCACACCTCCAACAGCTCCGAGTTGTCAATCGTATTCCCAAGAACTTTGCATTCCGTCAATAACTTCCCAACTTTCGGCAGATAATCTATTCGTCACTTGGAAAGACAATGTTTCTTCATCCCATACAACCTCACCGACACAATCTGCTTCTGCATATCCGTTCTCTGTGCTATATGTGTCAAGGTAGGCAACTACATCGTGTTCAAATATCAATGCCTTATCTCGATCTGTCCGTCCAGTACACTGGCAGATAGTAGATGCATCTACAACACAACGACAGAAGAAACCCAAACTATCCTTTGCGTAGAAATAATAACTTTCGTTGCCCTTTTCTGTGCAAAATGGGTATGACAGATATCCTTCTACCCATTCTCCGTTATCAATCCGCTTTCCGCGATATAAATATCTACTCTCCATGTTATCCCTCCTAATCTGCCAGTATCGGCAAAGCAAACGCCCACAGGCACCACGCCGATCCCGTCATCTTGATTCCGGCGATAACCGCAATGCTAACAGCAATCCACTTCACCGCTTTTTCAAAGCCCGATTTTTTGTTCTTGCGCTTCTCTCGGCATATATCGTAGCTCGGGCACTCCATGCAGCAATATGTTTTTCCAAGTTTGCATTCTTTTTCGCAACTCATTATTTTCCCTGCTTTCTCCTGTACCTTAACTGATACGGCACCTCTCTGAATCTCTTAAGCGCGTCGCCGCTCACATGCTTGCTCGGGCGTGTCATCTTCTCGCTGATCTCCGCCACGCGCCTGCGGCGCTCCTTGCTGTCTCTATGCATTTACCTCGCCCCCTCCCGATCGTAACGGGCACCACCGCGGCGACGTTTTAACCACCGGCAAAATCTCCCGCTCCGCTTTCTTGCAAAAACTCATGGGATCGAACCGTTCTCTCTGGATTTTTCCGCAATGCTTACACTCCGCGCAGATATGTACCGGCTCATAACCGTCATTTTCTGTGACGTACCGGAGACCGTTTTTATTCACGTAATACACCAAGCCGCTGTATTCGCACCCGCCGTTCAGCGCCGGGCGTATGATCTCATCGTAAATCTGTCTGATCGTCTTGCCTGCTTCAAGCGCCGCCACAATATCCTCTCGATACGGGTCATACATGCTCGTTCTTTTTCTTCTCTCCATTTCATCCTCCCTGTGGTGTCGAATTAAGCAACTCCGCTTCCAACGCATCGTAATCGTAGTCCCGTTGGCTGAAATTGTTGAACTTATTCCCACTGGTATTCTTGGGTTTGGGGGCTGTGCCTGCCCGCGCCCAGTTCCTAACTGCAGCCTTCCAGTCTCTCATTTTGTTTTTACCAACCATCCACCCGTTAGAAGTGTAATAGTCAAGAAATCTCTCCACATCAAAGCCGCTATATCCCTTTTCTGCACAATACTCTGCTACGTTCTGACGAGTGGGCGGGGAAAAGCGCATGCTTTTCTCTTTACTCTCTTTTTCAATAACAGGTACAGTATCAGTAACAGGAACAGTATCAGGGTTATTTTGCTTTTCAGAAAAACCATTTGCTTTTTTTGCTTTTGTTTGGTTTTCATCATAAGCATTTGCTTTAGGTCTGCCGCCAAGTTTACCGGCTTCCCTGCGCTTCTCAACCTTTTCCATGTACGCCGCATTGTCCCGATCCATTCGCTCGCGGATAAAACTAAATGCCATATCTGCCGCCGCATCAAGTTCCGGTACAGATTCCCCCGCTGCGTAGCACAGAATCGCGGTAAATAGTTCTCCGCGCTGATCCATGCTCATTTTCTGTATGTGCCGCAGATACTCCGTATACAGGACAAAACTGCTTTTTCCGTCTGCCAAGCCATCACCCCGTTTCTAAGTCCTTAAGCAGGTCTTTCAGCGTCATTTTCGCCTGTCCCGCGGTAAGTTCCGTGATCGTGAACTTATACTCCATCCGCACCACCCATTCCAGCATTGCAGCTTCTCACATCAAGGATCGTATTGTTACTCGGATTCCACCCCTCTACATATTCAAGCGCATTCTCAAAACGCAGTGACGGGATGTTATTTCTTGAATTGACTGCAAAATAGTCCTGTATATCATGATTGCATTCCGCGAAAACCTTTTTGCTTAATTCCTTGTATGCCGGAGCTTTCTTACCGCCAAGGATCTCGATGACTCTCTTATTTACAGCTTTCTTTAATTCCTGCTGCTGACCGTAGTCAATCGTCATGGTTTTTTCAAGATGTTCGATGCGGTTCTCATGGTCGTCAACCATTCCGAGCTGAATCCGCATCATTTCTTCTGGCGTGAGTCTCTTCTGATATGATCCGGTCCTTCTGATCTGTGGTAGCACTTCGGATGTTACCCAATGCTTAAATCTTTTTGCTGAATCGAGTTTGCTACCAAAAATCAATGCATACACGCCTGACTCATTTATAATGACCTGATTTGGGTTTCCTCTTCTTTTTCCGTCGGAAATCACGACGGTATTCTTGTCATCATCCATAACATGTGTCGCAAGCGCATCTCTCGTATTTGAATAACCAAGTGCTTCCGCAATGTCTTTTCCAACAAACCATGGCGCTCCGTCCATGGTTACTGTTCGGATCTCTCCGAACTCTCTATTCTTAAAAATCTCTAACTGATTCAACATTTCTCCTTTCCCCTCCGGGGCGACCCCGGAGGTATCACCATGGCTTCGACAGTTCGTGATATAATAAGTCTCCGCATGATCGGTTTCTTTCGCCCGCAGGCGGGTGTTTCAACCCTATAACCAGCTCCGCCCGAATATCCGCCGGAACTCTTCTCTGCTTCCGTAATGGCTTTCAAAATATTCCTGTGCCATCTGCTTAAGCTTCAGATCCATTTCAGCGGCATTCTTCCCCGCCTGCGTTCCATTCGGATGCAGCTCCGGGCGAAGCGGTATGACAAATCCATACTTCTCGCTATTCTTCCGGTTCGGATTACCCGGGAAAATATGATGGCGTTCAACCGGCGCCGCGCCGGTAAAATAGCAATGTTCCATATCATCCGTGAATACGCTCCATAATCGTTTCATACGCCCCACCGCTCTTTCATTTCCTGTAGTTCTGCTGGCGTAATGGTATCTATTCCAAGTTCTTTTGCATCCGCTACCGTTCCGTCAATCAGAACCGACATTTCTTTCGTGTCATAGGTATGACTCCCGCGATAGATTTTATATACAGTCAGTTTTCCGTCATACCGAACCGGCATTGCATGGATCGTTTCCTGTTCCCACATATATTCTTCTGGTGCGTTTGACTGATAGTAGAAAATATTTCCATCTGGAAGATATTCGGGCTGTCCATATTTACAGATCAGAACATTTTTAGCTTTTGCCTTTGAAATCGTGAGTACGTCAGCAATTTTCCCAACCAACACATGAAAGTAAGCATTTGCATCAAGGCTCCGTTTCTGCGTGTATATGACAGCTTTTATTTTTAGCTTGTCCTGATTCTGTAAATTTTCAATTTGACCGGCAGCCGAAGCGTCAACCTCAAACGTGAGGATGATGCCCTGTCCATCAAATGTCCGGCTTGCACCAGTCAGCTTTCCGGTAGTCTCCATCAGGCATCATCTTCTTTTTCTTATACCAGGTCTCTACCTGTTCGATCAGCTTGTTTGCCAGCTCCGTAGAAATATCAGATGTACCGGAAAAATTGTACATTTTCTTAAGTCGGTTCATGATATCTACTGTCTTTGCGTTCTCACACATTTCAGCATAGGCATCCACAAATTCATTGATTTTATGTAACTGCTCTGCTGTCGCCGGTGTAAACTGTGGTGCAACTGGTTCCGGTGTCTCGCCGTCCGGGTCTTTCATCTCCTCGGTCGGAATGCAAAATACCTGAAAGCATGCGTATTTAAATGCGATCGCCATTGCCTTGTTGGTTGCTTTGTCTCCACTGTCCATGCCCTCGCCAACTGTGATTGCTTCAATAGACGAGCCGTCCTCTGCATAGAACGTATATTTTATCCGGCAGATGGAATAGATCAGAACCGCACCCTTATTTGTGGTTCGCTCCTGTCTCTGCTGTTCCAATACTTCCGGAACAATAAAAATATGATTCTTTACCAGCGCCGGATTGATTGCATTCATGACCGCATCAATTCCGCGGTACTTAAAGCCCTGCTGTTTATTCACTGCATCTTTACCGACCGCCCCGATCTCTTCCATGCACCGAGAGATCGCTTCATATATATTCATTTTTCTTGCTGCTTCCGCCATGCCGCCCTCCTAAAACAGTTTATTTATAAGATTCATTGCGTAGGTTGCATCAACCCTTTCCTCGCCGGTTTCTTCCATATGCTTCTGAATGGCATCAACCATCATCTTAAAATATGTTGTGTCAACACCCGTCAGCTGATCCTCGAGAACCTTTACGTCCTTCAGATCTAATTCATTCAACTGGAAACACATCTTTACATACTGTCCAGCATTGATGTGATAACCGCGCTCAAGGTATTTCCGGGTCCGAACAATCGAACATAACGGATATTTTGATCCGATATAGTACAGCTCCTTGTTGATAATGCATTCAAGTGCTTTTTCTGGAAGAAATAATTCGTTGTCCCAGGAGCTCCATGCACATGTGCAGTGTGCAAAATCATAGTTCTTATGAATTTCCTCCACCTCGCCATAGAATCGAATTACAAGCTGCACCTTGTCTGTCAAAGTGATTGCGTTGCTCGTGATAAATCGAGGTCTATACTTTTCATTCTCCGTCTCCTGCTCCAAAGCTTCCTCAATCTCCTCTTCCGTGGATGCAAAATTATAGGAAATGTCACTCGTCTTTACTTCACCTTCATCCGCAATGCCCTTAGATGAAACAAAGCAGTCAATTTTTCCCGTTTTATCATCGCACCTTACTGAAACCGGTTTGTCTGGATGCATTTCATTCCATTTTCCGACATAGTATGTCGCTACAGCCAAGCACGCTTCTTTTGTTCTAAAATAAACATCATAATCGTGAAGTTTTTCACCAGTCAGAAGCGAAACAATCGCACCACCAGTCACAATCACATTGTCTTTTATAATTTTTTTGATGTTTTCATCATCAATATTCAAAATCCAATCGCGCAACTTGTTATTCAAGTGCTTTTTGATGTTTTTACCATTCATCCCTGCACCCTCCGGAATTCAATTCCATACTCGCGCATAGCAGATTCAAGCTGTGCGATCTGGAACGGATCAGCGATAACTTCGTATCTGATCGCATTAGTGCAGGATTTAGGCTCTACAAATTCTTCTTTTGCTTTTTCCTGTGCAACCGGTTCAGCCGGAGTGGCAGGCGCAACCGTGGCTTCCGGTTCGGCAATCTTCTTTTTCTGTTCTGCTTCTTCCCTTTTACGTTCTTCCTCTTCTTTCTGGCGTTTAAGGATCTCCTCTTTCTGCTTCTGGTACTGATTCATGGTTGCAATGGCATCTGACAGTTCCAGCGTTGCCTTATACTTCGTCAGGCCTTTATCCTCAAACTCCGATTCCATCGCCCGGATAGTGTCCAGATCTTTCTCTACGTGCTCCACATGTGCTGTGATGGCTTCTGTGATGGCTTTCTGCGTGGTCGTGGAATTCTCCCATCTGCTGTCATAGATGCGATCCAGCGGCAGATACTCCATCACGGTTCCATGCTCCGCCATAATCCCGGTATAGATTTCACAGATCATCGCTTTCTTTGCTTCCACGCGCCTACACTCAAACTCCTCGATCTGCCCGCTGATAAAGTCGATCGGTTCATCGATCAGCTTGTCCAGTTCCTTGACCTGCGCTTCAAAATTGGTATACGGCGCCATAAAAGTTTTCTTGATCTCGATTCGCCTGTCGTTCATGGCCTTTTTCAGCTTACGCAGGCTTGCCACCGTCCTTTTTGCTTCCGGCTGGGATTCTGCGGTAAACACCATCCCCTTGTACTCCTCCATTTTTGCCGCAAGGGCTGCCTTGATCTCTTCAGAGTTGGTCTCGATACTTCCGTTTTTCTGCTCTACTAATAAGTTAATTTCCTGCATCTTCTATCTCCTTTTCTTCTCTAAACCGCTCATCGCGGTCGTATATTGCTGCCAGTTTCTTTCTATGCCGCTGTGCCCGTGCCTGCTCCGCTTCGTATTCATCCCAGTCCGGCGCATCCGGCGCGATCTCAATCATCGATATACTCCCACTCTCCTTTGTCGCCATTGTCACTGATCTTAAGTCTCACTGCTGTCTCTGGCGAAACAGCCAGCACCCCGCTAATGCTCCCGTCATCCGTAACGGTAATAGTGGCAATTCCCGCAATGCCGACCCCTTCCAGTGTTTCCGGCAATTCCCGCAACACATCCACAAGATTGCACATATCCTTGTTACATAACCTTGCTTTCATTCAAAAAATCCTCCACTTCCAGCTGCGTCCATTCCGTTGCCCGGGTCATCCGCTCCATCTTCTCCTCGCGGCGCTGCCGTTCTGTCTCCCCGGTAACGCAGTCATCACACATACCATTCCGACCCTCGCCCGGGTCCATCATGCAACCGCAGCACCTACATTGATACTCGTACATTGACATATCCTCCACATCAGTGTTACAATAAATGCAGAAATACTTATGTATTCCTACGGTAAATAGCACCTGCGTTCGCCAAAACAGTCAGGGTGCTATTTTTTTGTCCAAATCGATAAACTCCACATCCGCATCCAGCCTGTCCCGTCTGCGGATAAAGTAAAAACATGCTTTCCGCCGTTCGGCTCTGCTCAGCTCCACCGACATGATCGCCAAGCCCGCCAATGATACCAACGCGCCTAACGCAATCACGGCAATGAGGTAGTAATAATAAATGCCGTCTGCATCACACATTCCACCGAAAAACATTATGCCGACTCCGACCGCCGTAACGATCTTGCCTATCCTTTTCAACGTTCTCACTCCTTTCACTCCGGAATATCCTTAAAAGTAAATGATATGACCACATCCGCCATATCCGCCAATTTGTACAACGTTTCCAGCGTCATGTTCTTCGGCGTGCCGTCACGGCTGAAATACTTTGTGATGGTACCTACGCCCATCCCAAGCTTGTCCGCAATCTCTTTATTGCTATACTTCTGGGACAGGGATCCATACAACATACGTTTGACGTGATTCATGCGCTTAGCAGTCTTATCCTCACATAAATTACTTTTTCCCACGCTTCTCACTCCCTTCCTACCGGAATCCCGATCACGCTCTCCACCAGATCAATATGCTCCGCGGATATGCGCACCTCGGTATGCGGATCATGATTCTTTTTCAACCAGTCAACTACCGGCTGGCACAGTTTCTCAAGCTGCTCTGCTTCACTCACTCTTTTTCATCCCCTTTCTTCTATTCTTCACTTGTGGTACAATCTCCTTACAGGACGTTGCCGCGTCCGAGTATATAAGAAAGGAGGTGCCCTCTTATGTTTGTTTCCCAACCTCTGGCACCCTCTGATGTCATAGAGATATTAGGAATTATTGCATCGCTTATCACAAGCGTTATTGCTATTGTGATCTCTGTCAAAACGTTACATCAAAACTCGCAAATGATTGAAGAATCTACACGACCGTATATTGTGGTCTATTCGCAAACTACTAATTTTCAATCACCAGCTTATTATTTGATCATCAAAAATTTCGGCCAGACAGGGGCTATTGTGACTTCAATTAGATGTAATCACGATCTGTCCTTGTATTCATTTAGCCAAAATCACATACCTTTTGAACATTTTAACGGAACTTTTGTTGCTCCCGGGCAGACATTTTTATGCAGTGTAAATACTCAAAAATTATTTGAAAATCCAGGGTCACTACATTTCTCGGTGGAGTATGAGTCCAACGGAAAAACCTATTCTGATTGTTTTGAAATCAATCTCAATGCTGATTCTGACTTAGTTCAAGTCCGAGCTGCTACGAACGGAAAAGAGCTACGCAATATTTCTTACACCTTACAGGATTTGGTCGAAAAACAACTATAAGAAAATCCTACTTTCATTGACCACATTCTGGATTTCTGAAATGATACATTCCATCACTTCTAAAGTTTGGGCTTCCTCTGGAAGCTCATTCTTTATTGTTTCGATTGCTTTATTTGCAGTCTTCCTTATAAGTGCTCTCTCTAAAATTGTTGTTTTTTCTGCATTTGGTGCAAAACTACTTACAATTTCAATCACTCCTCACCCTCCCTTCTTATTTGCTGTCCGTTTTATTGGACAGATACCGTGGTATCTTCATAGAAGTAGTCAATGGTCACGCCGAAATACTCTGCGAGAATCTTGAGTTTATCAGCTTTCGGCTTGCTACGACCGGTTTTCCAATCGGATAACACCGATTGCGCAATACCAGTGTCTTTTGCTACTTGATAAGCAGTTTTGTG